ATACCCCAAAGAGTACTACCAGAGATAAGAGGGATAAACCCTCTTCTTCAGTACAAGAAGTCTTTGAAGCTATGAGAGCCTACTTTGGATATCCGGATAAGATAACTCAGGATCCAATCCCAAGTTATGGCAGGGAAGGGAAGGCGATTAAAACGCTATTAGACCGCGGCTTCTCGATTCCGGATATCTTAGAGTGCTGGATGGAGAAATGCAGGAAAGCGGACGGCTTCAAATCAATGACCTTCGTTAATGAGGATATAAAGGCTAAAGGCAGCGCGATTAATAAATATGCCGGCGGGAAATACGGTCATATGGTACAGAGATGACCTGGAAACCTAAGAGAGTAGGCTATGGTAACGAACCATCCTACTACCGGGAAGATAACGGGTGCCGATATTTTGAGAGGTGCCTGCATTGCTATTTCCTTGAATGTCTGTATGTTCTAAGGAAGGGGGAACGGCAAGTGGCGATCAGGAAACGAAACGGAGGGGCAAAATGAAAGTATCAGAACTTATCAAGGTTGGGGATGAGATAAGGAACTGTGAGGATATACCTCTTTTGGTAACTTCGGCGGTGCCAGGGCGGTATGGATTGCTTGTTAAAGGTAGGTTTGATGACGAGGATTTGTATGAAGCCTTTGCTCCTTATGAGTTAGCAGCTAGTCAGTGTATGGCAGATTGGCGTGGTTGGAGCAGTCGGGCACATCTGGTACTCCCGAATCGAATGTGGTTGGGTACTGTAAGCCTATGGCGGAGTGACTCTAGAGACACCATCGAGGAATACGATGCCATGTGGGAAGAGACACTGGAACTGATGAGTTCGGGGGCACAATGAGACGGCTATGGTTCCTATTTATCTGGACAGTTCTGGGTCCGTATAACAGGGGGGATTTCCCGAAGAGGTGAGTGCGATGAAGGTATTAGGTGTTGATCCCGGAAGTCGTGTCATCGGCTATGCGATATTAGATACTGGAGATGAATTACTCGGGTTCGGTGAGCATAGCTTTCACAAGAAGGAATACCTAGATAGATTCATTACGCTTGAAGCTACGCTCGACTGGATATTTCAAGTTTACCCGAATATAGACGAAGTGGCCGTAGAACAGGCTGTGCGTTTCCGTGATAGAAAGATAGCAGAGCTTGAAGTTGCGGTCAGAATAATTAAAAAGTGGGCTCAGAGGCAGAAGAAGAGAATAGGCTTATATTACCCGGCTACCTGGAAGGCCGGCGTAACCGGTAAATCCAAGGCCACTAAAGACAACGTGGCGAGGATTGTCTGCCTTCACTTTCCCCAGGTGCGGGAAGAAAGCGATCACGTCACCGATGCAATCGCCATCGGTATGTACCACCGGGCCAGAAGAAAGACAGATTTAATGGTAGAAGCTACCGCACAGGGTAAGGTGTGGGAAGGAGAAATATGATCAGGCAGGAGCAGATAAGGGAAGGGATGGAGGCTACGATATGCACCTTTTGTGCAATAACTGATTGCAAACTAGAAGAGGTGTGTGGGAATTGTTCAAATTTAGCTGAGGGAATTATCAAGAAGCAGGACTCTCAAGGTGTAGTGATAAAGGTGGAGAGGGAGACGGATGAAGAGCTGAGAGAAAGGCATGCACTCGAGTATCGTCAGGGTAGCACTAATATGACGTATGCTACTTGGACTATCGCGCGAGATATGTTTCCTAGAGAACTTGCAGCAGTAGAGCCATTGATAGATACCAGAATAATAGCTGAATTAGAAAGTGGGGGAACTGCCGATATGACACCACCGTCGCTGAATGAAAGGGAGGAATGATGCCCGACCGTAGTGCTCAAGTTAGCAAGAGGCAGGAGAGAGAGAGGGTCAAGTCGCAGGCCCTGTTCCTTGCTTATAAGAATATGGGACCTGATCGAACGTTAGAGAAGTTACACGAAATGTGCCTCTATATTGGGCTGAAACTCGCCGTTAATACCATTAAGAGATATTCTGTTAAGTATGGGTGGCAGAGGCAAATACTCGAATTACAGTCGAAGGAAGCCGAAGAAAGGGAAAGTGACGTAGCCCGGTTAGTAGACGATATGAACAAACAGGATGCCAGCTTAGCTCAGGGAATGAAAGGCCTTGTCGCAGCCGGCATTAACTTTAAGAGGGAACATATCAAGAAGAAGGCCGGTACTGACGTTCAGGTCTTGGAGATGGAATTCAAGGATATTACCAACCTTGCCAGGACCGCACAGCAGATTGAACGATTGGCAAGGGGGGAAGCCACGTCAAGGACCGAGGTGTGGACTTCAGTGGCCTCTACGGTGGTGAGGGAATTCGTCCTGATCTTTATGGCCGTGAATGACATAGAAGATAGAGACCAGAGGAAAGACGAGTTCGTCCGGCTGGGTGACGAAATGATGATGCGGTATTACTCTGAGGCTACCAAGAGAAGCCTGGAATATCATGGTAAGGATTAATCGCTTTCAAGAGTGGTTTGCCTTATGGCAATACTGCCGGGAAAACAGGGAAGAATTAGAACGTAGAGGCATTATGATTGCCCTGGTGTATGCTTTACAGAGACATTGGGCAAAAGTCATAGAAACTGAGCCTCTCAGGTCAATGAGGAGACTAGCAAAATAAGAAAGTAGTGTTATAAGAGGTAGGTAAAATGAAAGATATGCTGATAATCAAAGCGACCCAACTGGGTGACAAATTTCCAAGTTATGAAGTGATCTACAATGCTGATTTCAGGCCGTTGGTTGATGGAGTAGGCGTTTGCCTTGATGAGCGCCGGTTGTTTGAGACCTGGCTTCATACTGCGTCGTATATCGTGAACGGCAAAATCAGTTAATCAACAAAGGCTTGACAGTGGCTATGTGGTGTGGTAGCATTTTAACAATAGGATGAATTTGGGGGTGAGACCCGATGTGCGAGATCGTCTTAGTGGTGTGGAACGCCCGCACAGGTGGCACACCAGCCCCCAATTTATCGAATAGTCAGCTACCAGTGTCGAGTCTGGACAAAAGACTATGTAATACTAGCTGGCTCCGGTAAGGGTGGGGTTGTGTGATGCTCAACTGATGAGAGGTTAAAAGAAACCAATCCCACCCAGAGCCGAGAAAGGAGAATAAAGATGGAACCAACAGAAGCACAGATTAAAGAGTTCTGGGAGAAGATAGGATTACCTTATTCTGGCTATGGCAATGCTGAGAGAGAAAAAGCCAAGAGCCTGCCCCCGATAGACCTCAACAACCTCTTTAAGTATGCTGTGCCACTATTACGAAACTTATCAGAAGATAACACGCTTCAAGACATTGAGTTCCATTGGCAGGGTATTAATATTAGTAACCTAGTCGAATGTAATTTGGTATTTGATGAAGCACAGTTTGATGGTACAGATAAAGACCCTGCTCTTGCTCTATTCTGGGCAATCTGGGAAGTATTGAAGGAGGCATAAATGACATTAAGGGAAGAGATAGCAAAATATCAAATGGAGTTGTATTGCTTCAGTAAGGGATGGGAAGTGGATGATTGGTATGACCTACCCGATGAAGTTCACGAAAAATATAGAAGTGAGGCTGACCAAATCCTCGCCAAAGTAAAAGAGCATCTGGAGAAAGTGGAAAAACCAGTAGCTTATTATCCCGATGATGGGATTGCCTTCTCGGCATATAGGAACGGCTATCAAGCCCAACTTGAAGCCATAATCAAATCACTAGAGGAGTAAGAATGGCAAAGATAACTGAAACCACCGATGAGAAAACTGGTATAACAACTCTAAAGAGACGATATTCTACCACAGTATTTGCACCATTTAAGGTTGATGTTCCTTATCGATTCGACAAAAGATTAATAGCAGAGATAAGTGAAGGTACGATTGTAGGCTTCAGTGCCTTGGCTGATTTCTGTGGTGCAACGCCTGATGACATAGAAAGAGCAATTAAGTTTCTACAAAAGGTGATTGATGTTATGAGGGAGAATAAATAATGGCAGAAGATAAAGCAGCAAGCCAGTTCTATTGTTTTAAGTGCAAGAGGACATTCCCGCTTGAAAAAGAAGAGGGGAAAATAACTTATGCTGATGGTATCTGTGGTGATTGCCTAGTAGAAGATGATGTTAGGCTGACACGGGAGGAATACATAAAGGCGTTCACTGATAGGGGCATACCAGAGGTCTGTGCAGTTTACGATGAAGATACGATAGCTGCCCTCGATGAACAGATAGACAAGATGCTAAGGCTCGGTTATATCAAGCCCACTGAGGCACCAGCTTTATTGAGTGAGGATAACATGACTATAGACGAAGCTATCGAAATTCTAACACCCTTGACTGATGCAGACACAACACCATTAACTTACGGTGAAACGGAATCCATCAAGCTAGGCATCGCAGCCCTGAAACTGGTAAGAAATAACGATGATGCGCCTTTGCTACCAGGGGAAACAGTACCAAATGAGACTTTAGATCGGGATTAGATTGGAGGGTTTAAGGATGAAATTCAGAAAGAAACCAATAGTGGTAGAGGCGGAGCAATTCCGCAAAGACAAAATACCTTACCCAGAGGGTGTCTATATCGGCAGTTCTTACTGCACTACGCAAGATGGGGGTGAGTGGTGTGAGCTACACAAGGCTTATCACATTTACCCTATATATTGCATTAAGACGCTCGAAGGAGAGCACGTTGTCTCCCATCTAGACTGGATTATTACGGGGGTTCAAGGTGAGAAATACCCTTGTAAACCAGACATATTTGAACAGACCTATGAGCAAGTAGCCTGAATCTACCGTTTAGAGGGGGATTATGAAACCTATTATATTCTCAACTGATATGATAAGAGCTATCTTGGATGGCAAAAAGACTATGACCAGAAGGATTATTAAGCCACAGCCAGAACAATCCCCTAATGCTGAGTGTGATATTAAATGGGGATTCCAGTATTACAACAAAGCACACTTAGAAGACGTGATCTCACGCTGTCCCTTTGGTCAAGTAGGTGACAGGCTGTGGGTAAGAGAGACATTTTCATTAAGAAACGACGGCCAACAAGTGATGCACAAAGAAGGGTACTTAGAAATCATAAAAGCCCTAGAAATACCAGACCTCAATATTAAGTGGAAACCCTCAATCCATATGCCACGCTGGGCATCCAGAATAACCCTAGAGATTACAGAAGTCAGGGTTGGGAGGCAATTAGATATCACACTCCAAGATGCTATTGCCGAGGGCTTCGGAGGTGAAAGGGAATTCAACGAGACATTCCTTCGGCTCAATCCGAATCTAAGGGAAGAGAATCCTTGGGTCTGGGTAATTAGTTTTAAGCAGCTACCCAATGGAACTTAATATAGTGGCAGTTGGGATGACAATCGAACACGATGGGGAAACTATGCTATTTCTCGGGGAAGATTTGCCCCCTGATTGCGTAGTGGTTTTTATGGACAAAGACTCCTGGGAGATATTAAAGAAGCAGCTACCCAGTAAAGAGAGTGAAGCCGATGAAGGATAAGGGATGAAGCAGATATTTATAATTTTAATGTATCTAAGTGCAGTGGTAATTGCCAATTTGACTGTAGCACATTTTGGCACTATGGCAGTTCTGCCTGTGGCATTCGTTCTTATCGGGTTCGATCTAACGGCAAGGGATTACTTGCATGAGGTATGGCAAGGCAAGCTATGGTTAAGGATGTTCCTTTTAATTGGCTCTGGGTCGCTGCTATCTTGGGTCTTAAATAGAGATGCTGGGCAGGTCGCTCTCGCATCATTTCTAGCCTTTGCTGGCGCCGGCCTTGTAGACACAATTATATATAGCATATTACATAAAAGGCTCTTTCTTATCAGAGTGAATGGTAGCAATTTATTCAGCTCTTTTACCGACTCCGCTTTATTTTTAACTATAGCGTTTAACTCATTTATGCCGTTCCTAATTATGCAACAGTTTGCTGTTAAGGTGGGAGGAGGGTTCCTATGGTCGCTGGCGCTAAGTAAATTCAGAGAACGCAAATGAAAGTGTACTGGGGAATGACAGCCACTAGAAGTTATATAAGAACTATTCCGGCGGATGAATCAGTGATGATTTCTGCAGGTAGCCTTTGGAATGATAAAAGAAAGTCGCCCGGGTTTATCGACAAACGCTACTGGATATGGCCAGATTTCGCCTTAGACTCCGGTGGCTTTGTAGCTTTGAATAAATGGGGCGATTATCCATTTACCGCCGAAGATTATTTGAATTTAATAGACCATATGCAACCATCGTGGGCTGCCTCTATGGACTACCCGTGTGAGCCTGATATTGCGAAAGGAACTAAATTATCTGTTAATGAAAGGATTATGGCGACAGTTGAATATGCTGTTTATTTATCGAGGCGTAACGAGAAGATAATACCTGTCTTGCAAGGCTACACACCTGATGAGTATGAGCAATGCTATAGGCTTTTGTCATCCAAAATGAGGGTGACAAGGCTCGCTCTTGGGTCAGTCTGCAAAAGGCAATCAACCAGGGAGATAGCTGACCTGTGTTGGGAACTAACGCAATTTTTACCAGCAGTACCAATTCATGGTTTTGGCGTTAAACTCAGAGCTCTAGCTTTCCCCGAAACGTGGGCATTGTTCTCAAGCATAGACACTAATGCTTGGGAGTTCTATCACCGGACTAAGTATTGGCCTAAAAACAGGGATTATGGGAGACGATTCACTGATGCAGAGGTATTTCGTGAATATCGTGAGAAGATCGAATCACTTGTCAACAAACCCAGGCAGTTAATGTTGAAGCCAATAGATGAAGCAGGATAAGGGATAATGAAGAAGTATCAGATAGATGCTGAGGGATGGATAGGATGGCACCGAGTAGTTTAAAGAAACGGTGGATAGATGCGATGCTAAAAATAACCTTTTCTTTAATTGATGGTAAGAGACTAACTGGTGAGATGGGTGTTATTGTGGCTCAATGCTTTAACGAAGATGCCCCTGAACATCCTAGTAGAGAAGTTGTGGAATCTCTTGAGGCAGAAGCCTTGGGCTTGAAGTCCTTTTCTACACTAGCTAAGGAAAGGACAAAAGTTCTAACCGATAAAACCCCTAGAAAACAGAGGGTTTCAAAAGAACAATCACCAAACCCCGATGATTTTCCTTCTCCTTGGTGTACGGTTAAAAATAGCAAAGGCGATGTAATCCGCTATGAAGATGCTAATGGTAGAGCTATCCGTAAAATACTGTGGCCAACGAAGTAGAGTGATTCAGGGATAACAGAGTAAGTGTTAAGGGGGTTGACCAGATTGAAATGAAGTGATACTATAGATACGTCTTACTTTGGCATGGTGAAGCGTCCGAGTGTAGTCGCACCGGGCGTTTCACTTTTATTTGACATATTATTTGGAGCGTGTTAATATTTCGCAAATGGAAGCTATCATGGAAGAAATCGTTGCCGAATGCTTAAAGTGCGGGAATACCGTTACCGGTAAAGAGGTAAGCGAAGATAAGACCTTGAGGGTCTTCTGTCTTCACTGTGGCCAGCCTTCCATGAGTAAAGTAGAACAGCTAAAGCTACCAGTTTAAGTTTCTTGTTGGTGCGATAATTGACGAGTCAACTTCTACTCCCTAGTTACGCTTACGAAGCTGAGAAGAAAAAAGATACCGACTGGCTCCTAACGCCGGCCCGTACTGCCGTTCACCTCTCCCGGGGTAAGTGGATTCGAACCCGCCATCTCGATCTCATATCAAACGAAGTCTCCAAGTTAAAAGACCATCCCATCTTCCTTATTGTTACCTTACCTCCTAGGCACGGTAAGAGTAGTTTGATATCGCACTGGACCCCGGTGTGGTTCTTGAAAACTTGGCCTCATAAGCGTGTTATCCTGGCTTCTTACCAGACTGACTTTGCCGCCGATTGGGGCGGTGACACCAAGAACACCATAACAGAGAATGTCTTGGAATTAGGCCTTGAACTGATGCAGGATACCAAGGCTAAACACCAGTGGAGAATCAAAGGGCACGGCGGCGGCATGACCGCCACCGGGATAGGCGGTTCTCTCACCGGTCGCGGTGGAGACCTGATTGTTATTGACGATCCCGTGAAATCCCAGAAGGAAGCCTTATCCGAGACATACCGCAGGACGACAAAGCAATGGTATCAAGCTACATTGAGGAGTCGTTTACAACCTAATGGTTCAATTATTATAATAATGACACGCTGGCACGAAGATGACCTCGTGGGTTGGCTTTTAAGTGAGACTTCTGAGGAAGTAAAATATAAAGACGATTGGAAGGTCATTAATATGCCGGCTTTCGCCGAATCAGACGACGTATTAGGTCGGAAGGAGGGACAGGTACTCTGGCCGGGTATGTACAGTCGGGAATCCCTATTGGCGTCGAGGGAAGCGGTTGGACCTTACTGGTGGAGTGCTCAATATATGGGATCACCTAGACCGGAAGGCGGTGCGATATTAAAAGAAGCCTGGTTTCAGTATTTTACCGATGAAGACGATCCGCTTGAAAATGACGAGGTTAAAATATTACGATGTCTGCAATTCTGGGATACCGCCTTCAAGAAAGACCAGCAAAATGACAGGTCGGCTTGTTGTACGTGGATAGAAACGAATAAGGGTTACTTCCTTCACGATGTATGGGTTGGCCGACCTGAGTTCCCCGAATTGGTAGAGATCGTAAAGGCCAAATACCGGCAATATATACCCGACCAAATACAGGTTGAAGACAAAGCCTCCGGCCAATCCCTAATCCAGCAGTTACGCCGTGATACGAGGTTACCTATTAAGGCTATTAAAGCAGTAGACGATAAGACCATCCGGGTTAATTCGATAGCCGGTATCGTAGAGGCTGGAAGGGTATTCTTACCTTCAAGAGCTCCCTGGTTATCGGAATTTCTGCACGAAGTATGCTCATTCCCTTCTGCGATGCATGACGATATTACAGACGCATTCGCCTATGGGTTAATGGCTATGAAACCCCAGCGAGTAATTGGAGGACGCAGTTCGGTCAGCCGTGGTAAGAAACAATCTACCTGGAGGGATTAGAATGAAACATAGATGTTCTTTGTGTGGCAGGTCTGTAAGGAGGATTACTGAAGCTGTTGGGCTTCCACTGTCTACTGGATTTCCACCCGACAGACCTATGTTTGCAAGTACTACACCCTATGCTCCCTTCTCGTGTTCTAATCATAAACATACACCAATGGGAGGGAATCGCGTAGAATATCAGCCTGTTAATTGGAGGGAATAGACAAATCAGAAAGTGTACATTATATTATAGATAAATAAGAAGAAAGCCGCTCTGCAAAGCGACTAACGTCAAGGTGTGTCTTCAGGATTCAGTTAAAAATAGGTCACTTATGTATATAGTTACCTAAAAATAAGATACACCCTTGGCGGCGTTTTGTCAAATCCCTCGCCTGTTAAGGGTGGGGGATTGTTTTATGAGCGACAAAAAGCGAAGTAAGCGCAACCAGTACTTTTCAAGGCGCGAACAATCATCTCAAACCGAAGGTGGTTACCTCACCCCGCAAGAGCGAAACCCCAACAAACTCTATCAGAGAAAGGATCAAGACCCCCTCGGTGTGCGTGGGCTCCGGCACGCGGCAGGCAGAATTCAGGAAGAGTGGAAGAGAGAGTTTCAAACCTGGGATCGGGCTGTCAAAGTCTATCTCGAAATGAGAGACGACGTTATAGTCGGGACTTTATTGGATGCAATCAAACTCCCCCTTCTGGCAGCCACTTTCTCGGTGAATCCGGCAGAGGGTAATACTGCCGGTGACCAGGCTGCCGCCGATTGGTTGTATGACACCATGCACCGCATGAATAAGCAGACCTGGAAGTCTTATGTCTCGGATTGCCTTGACGCTCTTGACTTTGGATGGGCGGTTAGTGAAATCGTTCTAGAGAAGCGGGCCGATGGTCGGATGTGGCTGAGGAATATCGACCCCAGGGGTCAAGAGACTCTACAGAGGTGGATATTCGATGAAGAGCACTCAGACGAAGTAGCCGCAATGGTGCAGCGTGACCCTAATACTAGAAAGGATATCCCGATTCCTTTATCAAGGTGCGTTCACGTTACGTTTAGAGGTAGAAAGGGAAATCCAGAGGGTAGGTCATTACTATATTCGCTCCATAGGCCGTGGAGGTTCTGTAAGGACTTTGAGAACTTTGAGGGGATAGGCGTAGAGCGTGACGTAGGGGGAATGCCGGTAGCCAAGTTGCCTGAGACTGGAGATATTTCCGCTGCTGATATAGCCGCTTTGGATGAAGCCATGGCAGGTATGAGGCGGGATGAGAATGAATATCTACGTTTACCCGGCGGTGTAACCATTGAACCTTATGGATCGGGTAATAAGATGTACGACGTCGGAGCTATTATTGAAAGGAAGCAGAAGGAAATCTTAACCCGTATGTTCGCACAGTTCCTTAAATTAGGTATGGATAATGTCGGCACTCAGGCTCTAGTCCAGGGTTCGCAGGCTTTCTTTAATCTGGGTCTGGGTTCGGTTCAGGAACAACTAAAGGAGGCGTGGAACCTGCAACTGGTACCTTATCTATTCCAATGGAATCACTTCCCCGGTATGACCGACTATCCTGAGATAGCGTGGGAGGCACCCGGTGAACTGAAGGTCGCCGAGCTGCTAACATCTCTCAATACGGCAGTCGGAGCTAAGGTATTCACACCCACCGATGTTGATGAAGACCATGTAAGAAAACTACTGGACTGGCCAGAGCTTCCTGAAGATGAACGAGGTCAACCCCGAGATGTTGAGCAACCACCGATGGCCGGTATATTTAGCCCGGTGAGGAGGGTTATCGAATGAGGTTACTTAGGTGGTACATCAGAAGTTTGGATAAAACTATGATGGAGATGATGGAGATGCCAGAGCCCCATCGCTCTTGGATTCTCTTTGATTTCATATTCTTCGGTGGAAGTATAAGATGAAGTACATAGCGAAAGTAATATTTGAGGTAGTGGTGGCCGGGGCCGTATTGGTACTGGTTGTCTATTTCCTACTTAAATATTTGGGATTAACTGATGCTTTATAAGGAGGAATTATGGTACACCACAGATGTACGAGATGTAAGCAAGAGTCGTATCCCAGACATAAGTGGCACGGTGGCGTTTTCTGCGACGACTGTATAAGGTGGATAAGGGGCTTCCGGCCGCATATGGCGGTGCAACATAGTTGGCTCCGTCGATTGTGGGCTAGGATAGCTGACTTTGCCAGTGTCGTTGTCCAGCAGAAGCGGGTAAAGCGGGTCAGTCTGATTCAGGCTAAGGTAGAAAATAGAGCCAGACAGAGCCAGTACAAAGCCGTGCAGTCGAGGGCTAGGGATATCCCGGCTAGTGCTCAGAGCGCATTACCACAAAATAGGTAAAACGATTAAGAATGGGGAGATTGTTATGTCTCTTCTCTATGAAGCCAGACCCGAAGCCGGGCAGAAACAACGCTTTGCACCCGGCGATTGGGAGCGGGCTACTAACAAGCAGCAGAGAAGGCTAGTTCGTGCTTTCGACAAGTGGAGCGCGGAGATTAAGAAGCGAATGCGCATCATGGCTGCTGCCGGGGCTTCTACTGTGGAGCAGCACGCTGTATTTGAAGAATCTCTGAGCAAACTTGAAGATAACCTCCTTGATTTGATTGAAAAGGGAATAGTATCTGCATCTAGGTTATCAGCTGGTGATAGAGCTGACTTGCCAGAAGTCAAAGAGCTTGCCGATAGGCACATTGCCGAGAATAAGAAGCTGGTGTCCGATGCGCTCATCCCTTCTATCCATAAGAAGCTCCTACCGACTATTGCTTTGGGGGCGGCGGTCAGTGCCACTGCACTTAGCACGGCTTTTAACACGGTCAGGGCTGCGCCAGCTCAATACGCCGGTGGGTACTGGGTGATGATTTTCGATACCCAGAAAACACTCGGCAAGAAGAGAGAACTAGAGCGCATTTCAGCAGGAGAGGATGTAGAACCTATCAGATGGGTAATAGACCCGCGTGCCGTACATTGTGTGGCGTCTAGTGGGCATTATGGGTGTAAAGACCTTGCAGGGATTTATGAAGGAGGTTGGTCTGCCCTTCCTACTATTCCTGCGGGCTTAACAACGTGCCGTGGGAATTGCAGATGTCACTTGGAGGTTAAGAGGGATGGGAAGTGGCAGCGTGGTGTCTATGGAGATTAAGGAAGCCGAACATCTCGAAAGCCATGAAACCGAAATTGTCATAACTCCACACGACCTTTACCCAGATTATATCGAGCTATGCTGGAAGTGGTGCTGGGATTGCAATGACTATATTAGTTATTGGACTAGAGAAAAGAAGATTATGGAGATTAGTTGAAGAAGTATCAGATAATTGGTTAAAAATTGCAATATTTGCTAAAACTTGAAATAGAAGAGGGTAATATCCAGTTCTCGGTAAAATCATTCTAGGGCTCGAAATAAAAAACTGATAGTCCGATATGCTGTAATAATATTCAATAGGCTAAATGAAAATAGGGACAATCTAATATATGCTGGGATTTGTTAGGGTGTTAGAGGGAAATGGCGATAATTGGAAAGACGGGAAAATTCTGCGAAGCCCTAAATTAAAAAGCTGACAATGCGATATGTAGTAGAATTCTGTGGACTCTTGCAGGAAAATAACGATAGTCGGATTTAGCTCGGAATTCTTCAAGGGACTAGATAAAAAACTGAACAATCGGAAAGTTGGTAAATTTCTACAAGGGCTTAAAAAAGAACGGTGATAATCCTAAATCTAGGCACGAATTTGGGCTGTTTTTGCAGAAAAAAGACAATAACCGGATTGTTAAGAAATTTCTGCAACGGGTTACAGAAAAAGGGGGACAATCCGAAAGGTGGGATTTTTCTTCGAGGTTCTGGAGGAAATCGGTTGTAATAGTAAAGGGCGGGAATTTCTCGAACGGCTTGCAGGGAAAAAGTGGTTATGGCAAAGGGGTTGATTTTATTCAGGCTCTTGCGGGAAAAACTCAACAATGGTGAAAGGGTCATAATCCTGCGAGATCTTGAGGAAAAATGGTGGTAGTTCAATATAGGCAATGGATTCTTTGGGGTGTTAAATAGAAATAGAGATAAGCCGAAAGAGGGTAAAATCCTGTGAGTGTGTGTAGGAAAAAGGGAACAATTAAAAGTCCACTTTTCTCAGTAGGCGCTTGCAGAGAAATCGTTACAATCCATTGCTGTAATGAAGTAGAAGCAGTGATATAGAGTTGTGAATTGAAGACCATCACTAGGAACTTAGGTAATTGGATGCCTGAATGCTGCCCTAAGTGCGGCCAAAACTTCTGGGAGCTGGACGACATTAGCCTCCACTGTATCTACGACGGGTATGTTGTCTACATCAATAATAAGATGATGACAGCTATTTTGAATGGAGAACTTGACAAAGCAAAATGCGTAAAAAATAATTAAAGTATGGAGGTGTATCATGCCTTTCGGACCGTATGATAATTTCCAGGATTGTCTTAATCAGAACCAGGACAAAGCCAACCCACCTGCTTTCTGTGCATACCTTCATAAGCAGATAACCGGAGCCTACCCATCTGAAATGCAAGCTAATATGCCGGAAGATGCTTGGACTATCTTCTTAGAGAAGTATACCGGTCATCTTACCGGAGACGGAAAAGATAAACCTGCTCTTGAAGCCGAGAGAGAAGCTAACGGTGTTGGTATCACTGCATTAAACGAAGCCGGCTGGATTTACTCCCGTATTGGCTGGGTTCACCAGTTCGCAGCTCCGAAGCTCCGTAATGTTACAGGGGTAAGGGTATTCGCCACCGGGTCGTGGACTGATAGCGCTGGTAATGCAACTGATTATAAAGAAAGCGACCTGGATGTTATGGTGCAGGCCTTCAATGCTGGTGTACCTTCCAATGTTCCGCTAAAGGCCGGACACACGGCGGATAGCTTCAACCAGCAAATAGCCGAGAAGCTGGGAGTGCCAGTTGAGGTTGTTACCGGTGACCGCGGAAGTGGCCAGATCGCAATAGGTAGAATGGTTACACTAGAACGCCGGACTAACTTGTTATTCGGTGGCTTTGAAGGTGTACCTGATCCTATCGCAGATCTCATTGAATCCCGGCTCTATAATACCGTCTCCGTGGAAATTGAGGATGATGTCAACGGATACAAGGCCGTGATAACTGCGGTGGCCTTGTTAGGGGCTGAGGAACCGGCTGTAGATGTGGCTACATTAGATAGGGCTCTAGTCTTCGGCGGGAAACGACCTAATGCCCGGGTTGTCACTTTCTCCAATAATGCAGGGGACTTGGAACGTGAATTTGCCACGGTCAAGGAAAAGATGGCTGAAGTAATCAAAGGGATGCGCGGTGCACCTATCTTTAGGGCTTTGCTGTCCACATTAACGAATCAGTTCAACCAGCTTATCAGGAAGAAAGGGGAACATCAGGCATCAGATATACCGGAAGAAGTGTTGCCTTTACTTATCGGTGAATATCAGGGGAATATCGATGCTCTTATTCGGTGGGCGAAGGGAGTAGGATTTGACCAATGTGTAGTAGACCTCCAGGGGAAGGTAACTGACCCTGTGAAAGTCTGTGGCTGGCTCAAGGGCCAAGCACTATCAAAGGAGGCAGGAATGGAATACCAGATTTCGGAAGAACAGTTAGCCGCTCTGATTGCGGCTCTGGGGCTCAGTGAAGGGGCTACTTTTGAAGATATAATGGCCGCTATCGCAGAGTTGAAGGGTGGAGAAGGTGGAGAAGTAGCGCCCGGAGCTATGGCCGCTGAGTTCTCTAAGACGAAGACCGAATTGACGAAAGCCAAAGACCGGATTACCCTCTTAGAGAAGAGCGAAACAGAGCACGGCTTCCTCGAACAGACCCGTCTGTTTACTGCGATCCCCAACCGTAAACCGGAGGAGATTGCCGTAGAGTTAGCCGAAATCCAGGATAAGCAGGGCAAGGAAGCCGCCGATAGAATGCTTAGTACCTATCAGGAACTAGACAAGATGGGGCAGGCAGCTTTATCAGCCGTGGGAACTTCCCGAAAGGGCGATACCCAGGTTAGCTTTGAGCAGAAGGTAACTGACTACATGAAAGACCATCCAGATGTATCTTCAGCAGATGCAAATAAGGCGGTAATGCAGGCGAACCCCGGCTTGTATAGTCAATATGCAGCCGATGTTCGCGGTAAGAACGTAAGTTAATAAAGGAGGCTAAGTGATGGCAAGTGCTTCAGAGAAATCAATCTGGACTGAAACATTTACGGCTGACGAAGCTCTAACTGATTACCAGTATCACGGTGTCAGAATGAGTGATGACCGGAAGTGCGAACTGATGGACAATGTTACCTATAAGCCAGTTGGCGTACTCTTAAACGAACCTGGAGATGAAGAGGAAGCCCTGGTGTGTGTTATCGGCAGGTCTCCAGTTGTACTGGGTGATACCATGTCGGCAGGTGAGTATGTCCGATTCGATTCTTCAGGTCATGCCATACCCTGGGATGCCGGAACCGATACGACAATGTACAGTGCCGGCATGATAACCATAGGCGGTGTTTCTGGTGAAGTTGGCGAGATGCTGGTTGGTGTCTGCCCGCCTAGAGGTGCCTGCTAATAGATTATAAAGGAGGTATTAGGTAAATGCCTGATCCGACTAGAGCACAGATACACATCAATAGTCCATTAACCGATATCGCTATTGCGTATGGGAATGAGGACTATATCGCAAACCAGGTATTCCCCTCCGTCCCGGTTGATAAACAATCGGACTACTACTTTGTCTGGACTAAAGGCTTCTGGCTGAGAAATGCGGTCCAGCGACGTGCTCCTGGCGATACCTATCCGGAAGGAAGGATAGAAGTCTCCAGCACGACCTATATGTGCAAAGAGTTCGCCTTGGGATATGGTATTCCTGACGAGGATGTTCAGAATCAGGATACTGCGATACAACTGGAAATCACCGGCGCCGAATGGTTGGCTGACCAGTTCCAGCTTAACAGGGAAATCCAGATTGCTGCTGATATCTTTACTACAAACGTCTGGGCTAACGATGTAACCGGTGGTACCGACTTCACGGTATGGAGTGATTACGATGACTCCAATCCTATGACCGATTTGATTACCGGTATGCAGACCATCCAGCCATCTACGGGCAAGAAGGCTAATACCCTGGTTATAGGCAGGCAGGTATTCGATCAGCTTGCTGAACATCCAATGTTACTGGATAAGTTCAAGTACACCGGGGCCGGTATTCTCAACAACGATGAAGTGCGCCGGGCTCTGCGCGTAGACCGTCTCATAGTAGGCGAAGCGGTTTATGAGTCCACTATGGAAGGCGACTCCACACCTACCCGGTCATATATCTGGGGTAAACACGCACTTCTGTGCCATGTTCCTCCGTCACCGGGTCTAAGGGTTGCCGCTTGCGGTTATACCTTTGAGTGGAAACTCCCGGGTGCGGGTGGAGCAACGGTGGCTATCGGGAATAGCCGTGAAGACTGGCGAGATCGTGACTTCCTGAAAGGGAAACACGCCTTTGACGACAAGGTTACTGCAACAGACCTCGGCTACTTCTTCAGCGGTGCAGTGGCGTAGAGCGCCTGAGAAGGCGCAGAGTAGAAACTAAATAAATGGAGGTTTTGAAATGCCACCTACAATAAGATATAGAGGACGCCGGGTCTTCGACTTCCTTGTAGCTAAGAGGCTGCAGGGAAATATCGGTAGCTTTGGAAACGGCGATACATTCTATGTTGACGGAATCAGCGGAAGTGACGGGGCTGCCAATGGAGGCAACCTGCCCACCTCTCCGCTTCTCACTATTGATCGTGCCTTGGAGCTGGCTACTACCGAACATGACGATTACATATTCGTCATGGATTGCTGGAGTTCAGGGGAACCGATAGAGGTTGATAAATCCTTAGTCCATATCATCGCCTTGAATAATCCGCAAGCTCCGTGGGCAGCTTTGAATGCCGGGGCAGATACAGCCATCTTTACAGCCAGTTCCGCTGGCAATTCCTCGGAGATTTCAGGCTTTAATATCGGTGGGGGTAATAGTCATGCCGGTATTGAGACTACTAACTGCATCGGTCTGTGGATTCACCACAATGCCTTCGGCCATCCGTTCTCTTCGGATACTCCTCTATACGGGATCTGGAATGGAGTTGCCGGTAACCCAGCTTACTGCCTGATTGAGGATAACCGCTTCTACGGTGATGGGAAGTCCGATGGTGATATTACCAGTAATGGTATCTACATACACGGCAGCCTCTATACGATGGTAAACGGGATAATCCGCAGAAACGTGTTCTTGGGATTGGTGGGAGCCACAAATGCCGGTGCTATCTATCTCTCAGCAGTGCAGGGTGCGGAAGTCTCAGATAATATCTTCCACTTCACCGATGCCGCCAACGGAGATGCGATTAACCTTGGATCTACGACCAGACATTGTATCATCGAAGGAAACAGGGCATCTCATGGGATGCTGAATGCCGGCAACACATATAATCCCTACCGAGACCTGGCAACTAATACGCTTAACGGTTGGGGCTTGAACTATCGAAATAACTCGGTCATGGAACCGGTTGGGGTATAAGGAGGTAAACAATGTTCGATCAAATAGGTAGCTCGATAATGATGCCAGCTGATGCCTCCAGGGTAATATCACCTGCTGGTGGTAAGACCTTTTACGTGAGCCAGCTGGATCTGCATCTTGGGTCAGATAGCAACGAAGGTACTGATCCTGAATTCCCGTTACTTACCTTAGATGTTGCTCTAGGTAAGTGTACTCAGCGGAGACACGACTATATCTTTGTGCAAGACCTGTACCAGGATGATACGGCGCCGACCATAGTCGACGTCAGGAATGTCCACATAATCGGTATGAGTGAAGGTAACCAGCTAGGTAGCCGCGCCGTATATGATGGGCAGGGTAGTGCCTGTTTCCAGGTTGGTAGTACAGGGGGCAGTTTGGAGCTTGCCGGCTTCAGGCTAGGTTCTTTATCTTCATACGGTATTGAGGTAACGAGTGATGCCTGGTACAATCACATTCACCATAACGCCTTTGGTCATATGATAGCAAGTACGACGAGCGGTATCTACTGTCCAACCAACTATCATATGCAGAGTTGGATGATCTCTCACAACTATTTCTCAGACGAAATGGCCAGTCACGCTATTGATGTCGGCAACGCAACTTGGAGCCACATTAACCATAACGTGTTTCATCATGGTGGTGCAGGAAGTTGTATCTACGTCAGAGCCGGACCCGATTCCGGGCCCACAATTATAGGAAACTGCTTTGCGGCTCTGAGATCATGGGCTGAACCAATAGGGTGGGCGATATACTTGATAAACTGTTCTAAGGGCATAATCATGGGGAACTATGCCTCTGAGACCGGATCGAGTGCCGGGAATGGTCCTTATCTGGATTTATCCACTGCTGATCAGGATACTTTAACAAATGCCTGGGCTGGGAACGTAGCAGCTGATGCTTATGCTAATCCGGGCGATAGCGGCGATGATTAATCAGGAGCAATAAGATGCCGATATACGAAAGCGTAGAATAAGGCAGGGGGTGACTCTTGTTTCTAAGGACATGGATGCTCTGGAGTCCTATGCGGCAATATGTGATTGAAAAGATTAAGACGCCACTGATGAAGTCTATAGTAGCCTTCGGCAAAGGTGGTTCGTGGCTAGGTATGTTAATTGCCTTAATCCAGATAATCCGTACGGCTAAGAAGTATCCTGTTCCTTCAGAGGAGATTGTCCAGCATCCGAATACCCTCATATTACTTGATATTCAAGAAAAGTTCTTTAGGTATGAGGATAACCCGGGTAGGAACGCATTATTCCGGGCTATTTGGCGCATCTTTATTGACGAGTACGAGCATGATCCCTACTACCGGTATCGCATTGACTGGGTACTTGAGGAAGTAAGTAAAACCGATTGGTTGCCTAGAGAGATGCGGGAGGTGCAATGCTGGAACGGACCAACAGATGGCCAGGATGGAGATACGCCCCTTGCTTTGAGGAGGAGGCAGTTATCTCAAATTCTCCGAACAATGTCTGGCCCAAGAGTCACAGGCAATAACGTAATTTTAACAAGTACGGAACTGATGACGATGCTTCGTCTTTGTATGTCAACCATTGATGAGGAGAGGGTGTATGCCGGTCTATGAATTCAAGTGCGATCGGTGCGGAGCCGAGAGGGAGGAGTTACTTCCTCGAAGCCAAGCCGGGGATGCCTTGGAATGTCAATGCGGGAATGCGATGAGGCGGAGATTTTCGCTTTCGAACTTCAGGGTTCCGCGGACAGGAAGGGACAAGGTGCTAAGTACCTTAAATAGAGACGAAGGCAGTCAAACTTATCCCGGTGGCGAGATGTATAGTAAAAGATACGATCAAGCCTTGGCAAAAGGGATAGACGGAAGCCAGCGTACTTCTCAGTCTGGTCAATATAGACCTGTGAACGGAGCCAAAGCATAAGGAGGTAGAAATGCCGTCTAAAAAAAGAACCGATACAGTGAAAGCTGATAAAGAAAGGGCGGAAGCCAGAAAGACCAAGAAGACCTGGCTTCAGTATGTCGCTGACCATCCTAAACTATAGTTAAACTGGGGGGGGATTGGCCGCCTGGTTGATCCCCCCTTGAAAATGGAACATCACGGAGCATTCCACCCGTGAATATGACCTTTCATTTACAAGGAGGAAGACATGGCAGATACTAACTACAGACAGGCTATATCAAAAGCATTCAGAAGTGCTACCAATCTTTTACAAGTTGCTATCTCTGCCGGCACCTCTGTCATAGGCAGGATACGCCTTGTTACCGCTTCCGGGGACGAAATCACCGATGATACCGCAGATGCCATAAAGGCGTTACCCGTTGACGGTGCAGGGGACGATATTACCGATGGTGATGCCGATGCACTGAAAACGTTAAGTGTCGATGGCGCCGGTGAAGAAATTGCCGATATAGAGGCAAATGCAAACAAGGTATTACCCGTAGATACTGCCGGCGTGGCCATGGTAGATGAAACTGCTTATGCAGAGAGAGTCATGCAGGTAGATCCCGAGGGCACTACCATTGCCAGGGATGAGGATGACGCTCATACCAGTGGACAGCCCGGACTCCCTATTCTTGGTGTAAGACGAGATATACCGGCCTCTATGGTTGACGCTGACGGTGACTACACACTACTTCAGTTCGATCAAATAGGTAGGCTGAGAGTCAATTCTGGTGGTGCTGATTTCTCAGCTATGATAGGTGAGCCAGAACTCCGCGCAGATTGCACCGGGTGGGCTGTCTGGGAAAAGATAGCCAGAAATGCCAATTATGTTCTTGGTACTGAACCCAACAGGCAATTTAGACAGGGGCCATGGGCTGCACACCTAAACGGTGGAGCTCAGAACTGGGCATCGGGCTATGAGGACTGGGCTTCGGTCTGGATACCTATAAACGAGATGCACCTCACCGATCTTGACGAAATCATGTTTACCTACTATAAGTTCCTTGCCGGGACAGGAGATGTAGGTGTGGCGGCTCCGAATATTGCTATTCGAGTCCACGATCCAGACGATCACGATCAGAGAGCAGAGATAACCGATACTGGCGCTGGCGTGGTTACTGAGGGATGGCATGAGGTTATATTCAACGAAACCGCTACGGCTGTGCTCTGGTACGGTAATGTAACAGCAGGAACTCCCTCCCTCTGCCCGCTTGAGGGAACTAATTACACCTGGGCCAATTTCCAGGCCGACTCTATATTTAGCACCTGGACAGTTTACCAGATAAATATCGACTACGGTTACTGGGGACAGACCAGAAGTACCGGTGATGTCTGGATTGGCTCTTGTCAGATAAATAACATCCCGATTAAATGGGAGCCTACAGACCTGAACGACCTCGGGACCAGACCGAATCTAACCGGGTCTCCGTTTGGCGAACCTACCTTGGTAGCCAGAAATAATGGCGATGCAGTCTGGTCAAGACCAGGAATCAATCCCTACTTCCAAAAGAGTGGCTCTGGTTGGTTGGCCAATCTCTATGGTGGTGTTCAATCGGCGTGGGATGACTTCGCGGCTATCTATATCCCAGTCAATGAGCTACCAATTCCCTTGTTCGGCACGGCCAGGTGGACTTATTACCTCAGTGCGGCGGAAGCCTTTGGCATCAATATGGTTATCTGGGTACACGATCCGTTTGACTTCGATAGGAGGGCTGAGATAACCCAGGAAGCTGATATAGCGACGCTTGCCAAAGCACAGTATTGGAATGCCCATGAATTAAACCAAACTACAGACCAGTTCTACTACTACGGTGAAAACGAATCTAATACAAGCCTGATAACAGGAGAAGGTCCGGGTAACCTCTATGGGTGGGACGATTTTCAGGGTGACGAGTGCTTCAATACCTGGACTATCTACCGAATCTCCTTTGAGTACGGTTGGCACACTGGGGACAATGAATTCACAGATGCTTGGGTAGCTGACATCGTTCTTAACAACGAACAGATTGCCTTGAAGCCTGACAGTGGTGGGAGTGGAAGGATAGGCCATAGGCGCTACTTCAGTACTGATACCTCAGCTGCTAGCACTCTTGCTCCTAAGACTCCATTCAGGCTACTTAGCATAGACTGTGAGATAGATACAGCGGGTACTACTGATGAGAGTCTAACTATAACGAAGGACTCTGGTACGGCTGATACCTACGATACATTACTATTTACCCAGAATACCAAGACACCTGCTATAGTTAGCCTCTTTGTTCCCTTCGGAGAGGGCTACGATTTCCTGGACTCTGATGAACTTGATATGCTGTGGAATAATGCACAGGCTAGAGACTTTGGATTCACCTGGACTTACCAGACGGTGTTTGGCTAGGAGGAGCTATGGCTACTATAAATGGGATTAAGAATAAGGTAGCTCCTAGAACTATCAGTAGTGTTAATGGGGCAAAGTACATCTCTCATAATGGTATTAGGCAGCTTGACTATGACAAGTGGAAGATGGTCTGGAATGGGAATCACTTTGCTCCACCTGACCTTAGCAGTAAGCTCTATCTACCAGGAGTTCCAGGTGCAGGTGCTACTATCTTCGACTTTGGTGGCTCTACTAATGGCACGGTAGTTGGTGCTACCTGGATGCAGCTGCCAACTGGGCTTCTGTATCTATCCTGTGATGGCACTGATGACTATGTAACTATATCTAATCCTGCTGTTACTACTGATGAGATAGGCACTATATCTATGTGGATAAAGAAGGATGGTGCAGGTACTCGACTAGGCTTCTTCTGCTACGTTAAGGAATCCTCAGCATCAGTTGATTCTATGAGGTTCTACATAAACGCTGATGAGGGAGTTATGTACGATGTCTACGATGGTGGTGTTTACACTATGGAACTCAGTACAGCTGATAGTGTTATCACTGTTGGGCAGTGGCATAAGGTTACCCTCACTAGTAATGGTTCTACAATAGTATGTTATGTAGATGGCGTTGCTAAGGCGTTGGCAGAAGATACTGGGACTAACACTGGGATATGGTTTGCTGATATGCAGGGTGAGCCCGCTGATACTATTGTTCTTGGTGGCTACTACCGACTGGATACGTTAGTTGAGGACTTTGCTGGTGACATAGCCTTGTTCGAAGTAACTAGTGCTACCAGGTCAGCAGACAACGAAGCAAGATTGTTCGCTGCAGAACGACATCTTTTTGGAGTGTAACTATGTTAAAGAGAATTAGATTAGACATTGCTTATGAGCCTGACAGTGAAGGAGAAGCTCCTGAACTTTACGACCTAATAGAAGAAGCCCGAAGGCGTGTGGATGCTGGAGTTGTCATAAATGAAGGAGAACCTAATGAGGAGAGAGGCTTCTTTGAGGTTCAGAACTGTCAGCATACCGATACTCCTCCAGGTCCTTGCACTATCATAGAGAGATGGGAAACTGGAAGAGGGCAGGTGGTCTAGTGGTTAGGGCTATATCAGGAACTCTACTAGCAGCCCAGAATGCCGCAACTGTAACTCCATATATCAAGCTGCTCTTCACTAGCAAAGATGCAGGCATAACTGTTGACTTAAGTACTGACAGCTCTGCCTACGGAAATCGCATCTTGCTGATAGACCATACCGAAGAGCCTTATGATGACTTTGCCACTATTATTCTGAGAAACTATGATAAGACTATTCCTGACATGAAAGGCTACTGGACTGAAATTGGTTATGGTGCTGTGACTGCTGCTAGCAATGAGTACATAGGGGATGGTACTAGTGAAGGTGCTATACCGAGGCTCTGGGTTAAGCATCAGCAAGACATATCAGCTGGAGGTAAGATTTGGACTGTACTGGAACTTGAAGGTATGTGGGCAAGGCTGAGAGAAATGCTCATACGCCTAGGTGACCCTCCGCTGTATACTCAAAGTTACACTACTGACACAATCTATGATATAATAGGCTACGTGCTGGCTGAGTTGAGCCTAACACTAAAGGCTCTAGGTGAGGATGATTCTATTATAGATGCCTTGCAGCCTCAGTTCGACATCAACGCTCAGCCTTTTGAGTATGCAGCTTCTCTGATATATAGACTACTACATATGACTAAGAGCTACCTGAAAGCACTAGACGACTTGGAGTTTGAGATTAAGTATCCTCAGGCTAGTGATGCAGTGAACTTAACCTACTACTCTAATGCAGCTCCTTACTTCTATGAGTACATGGAAAGGAAGAATGTGCTAGTACCTAACCACTTCCTAGTCTATGGCAACTCTGGGGATGATGGTCTATGGACTGACTACCTATACAGTGCTAGTCCTTATGGAATAGACCAGGCTGCAATAGACGAGTACTTTGAAGTATACAAGGTAATACTAGCAGGCTCACTAACCGTGCAGGCTGATGTAGATAATAGAGCAGATGCACTACTAGCCAGAGCTAAGTTTGAAGCATTAGCTGGGAGGCTCTACGCTCCTCACGACTGCCAAGTTGAACTATATGATAAACTGGAGATACAGGACTTTAGATAATGGCTATAGGAACTATTACTGAGGAGATTATTGATAGCCTGATACTAGACTCAGGGTATCCAAGCACTTACCCTAATGCAATTCCTATTTCAGGTGATGTCTTTGCCTGCGTATATCAGGATGGAGATGGACATGGCTGGCTAAAGACATTCTCTGTAGATAGTGAGGGGGCTATTAGTGATACTGTAATCGCATCCTTGGAGTTTGATGGAACTGACGGTAAGATACCGTCTATTATTCCAATAGCAGGAATTGTCTACCTTATATCCTATACTACTTCAGGCAGTTATGGGGGAGATGCTAGACTATACACGATAAGTATAAGCAATGATGGTGCTACCTTAACTCCTATAGATGCTTGGACATTTACCTCTCAGGGTGGCGGAACTGGCATAGCGTGTAAGAATGTCTCTGGTACTACTTATGTCGTTGCCTACACTCATGCTATAGTGCCTACTTATAGGTTAAGCACTGTTACTATTGCAGATAACGGCATGATTACCAAGTCGCTAATAGATACACTTGATGTGAGCACAGGGTCTCATCCTAGGACCTTAATACATCATCTAGGAGAATTGTTTATCTATGCCTCAGCTAACCTTATTGCTGTTGTTAGGATTAGCAGTGCAGGGGCTATAACTGACCCACTTGTTAACTCTTCTAGTATTGATGTTGCAGGAGCCACAGGCACACGCCTACTTAGGCTGAACGATATCGTTAGCCCAGCTTACTATGCTATATTCTTCAGAGAAGCTAGTGGTGCTTTTGACGGTAATATAACTACACTATCGGTCTCTTATGCTGGGGTTATAAGTAGTGTTATAGAAACTCAGAAGGTGTCGAATGATATGCACTCGAACTATGTACTAACTGCATCTCGAGATGTTAGAATATGGTGCGAGGAAGGACCTAGCAATGACGGCTATGTTCGCACTCGCAGCATCACTACTGTTGGGGATATTACTGACACTAATGTAGACAGTTGGGAGTTTGATGAAACTCAAGGTGCTCAACCCTTTGCTCTGCACATTTCAGGTAACATATTTATGATAGTTTATAGCTATGTGACTGGAGTGAAGGCTATCACGTTAAACATAAGTGCTCCTGCTATATATCCTTCTGACGCTATAGCCAGAGTATCTTCTATCCGCCACATCTACCGACCTGGGATGTATAGAATGCAAGTTGGACTTGGCGACTTAGGTCTTGATATAGACATAGCTGAGGCAGCAATAAGAAGGGAGCTTGAGGAAGAAGTGATACAGGAGCCTATTCCAGATATACCTGCAATGCCTACGATAATTACTTGTCCTATCTGTGGGATGCAGGTCCTACTAGATGACTGGGTAAATCATCTTGAAACTTACCATCCTTGGCTAAGACCAATAGAGTAGAGGTAGTAATGGTTAGACCGAAGCGCCTATCAGAGAGACCTAGGGATGAGCCTATCTTCACTAGTCCAACTGGTATGGACTTTGAGAAGAGAGAAATAATATTCCCTAAAGACTTTATTGATAGGATAGTACTTAAGGGAGGTAGTGAGTACGTGACAGCTGATGACTTAGCAACTCTGGTTCAGGTAATTATTGTTCAGGCAGAGGAGATACGCAGGGAGATAGTGCAGATTAAACTCCATCTTGCCAGCCTGTCTGATGAGAACATAGGAGATAAGGATGCCGACTAAGGTAAAGTTCTATGACAAGAATGGCAATGTTCTCTCGCTAGATGAGATACTGGTAACTGACCTAGGTGGTAGGCTGGTTATGCTTACATCTCCTGAGTATGAGGCACATGAGGGACATGCCTTTACTATTGCTACTGTTGATGAGACCTTAGCCGATGCTGAGACTATAAACATCTGCTTTAAGACCTGCAGTCCGACAGGTATGGAACGAGCACATTTCTATGCAGGCTTTTCAACTCTGGTAGGTGGCTCACTGGAGTTATTAGAATCTCCTACCTGGACTACTAATACAGGCACAGCTACTGCTATTATAAACCGTGGCAGGCAGGACTACCCAAATAGGTCTGCATTTGAGGAAGACAAGACTTACACGCCAACATTTATGCCTACTAACAAACTCCTGGTGAATGTCACTGGACTGGCTGGGGGTACTTCACTATGGAAGCGGTATGCCTGGGGTGAGAAGGGTAAGATAGAAGCAGGTGACTATAGAGCGGAGAATGAGTTCTTGCTAAAATGTGGTACTCAATATGCAGTAGTGTTTACTGCTATTGGAGCTTCTAACAAAGGGCAGATAATACTGAACTGGATAGAACATTAGGAGGTAGTATGGCATTTTGTCCTTTCTATGTATATAGAGATTGTCCGCAGGCTAGTGAGTGCTACATGTGGACTGACTTCGGATGCTGCCTGATAAATAAGCCTGGCATTATGGCTATCTACACTGACGGTGAAGAAGACCCAGTAGATGTCTACATACTAGATATTAAGGTGACAGATGCTGATATACAGACTGATAAACTGATTATCTATGCGTTAGCTTCTACTGGAGCAATATATCTGGAAACTGATTTGACTAAGTTTGCAGTACACTTATTATAAAAATCAATAGGAGGAAAGACAATGGATGTAGAACTTTTTGGAGTAAGAATCTCAACAGGGCAGGCTACTAAGATAAGGTCTACTAGGGAAGGAGCCTTACATGTAGTCCAACATCTGCCGCCTTATGCGGTGCTGTCAGCATTAGGAGGAGTGGTAAGGGTTGACTGCACTTCCGATGTAGCAAGTGTGGTTGCTATTCCAACTACAACTGCTATGCTAACTGTCTGGAATGGAGACACTGAGAGGAGCTATGTTATAGACAAGCTCATAGCATCTATCTGGGATGTGAACAACAATGATGAGGGGCAGATAACTATCGTGTCTTGTCTGCATCCAGTAGGCATGGCACAGCCTAGTGCTCAAGACCTCACACCTAAGAAGATGAACGGTAATGGTTCCTATGGAGGAAATGCCTGGTGTGATGTAGGAGCTACAGTTATAGACAATGGCTGGCAGCCTTGGGATAGTATGAACATCACTAACCTGTCTGATGATGCTATACCAGGTGGGTCAGTCATAGCGGATATTGAAGGAAGGATAGTACTGCCTCCCAGAGCTGGTCTGTCTATGTCAGTTCTATCTGATGCGGTAGCACAAACTGTGAAGTGCGCTATGTCCTGGTTTGAGGTTTATCTAGATTTAGGTTAAGGAGGTAGACTATGGGACGTAAAACAAGGGTAATGATGAGAGCTGACCTTAGGTTAGACTTAAAAGACGCATCTACTGACTGGTCTAATGCTGAACTTGATAGATGCATAGAGAGAGCTATATCTGACCTCAGCCGCTTCTTGCCAGATGAGAAGATATATGAGGACTCCTTGCAGTTTGCTGTGGCTGATGAGTCAGTAACCTTCCCACTAGATGCAGTTGCTGGACAGATAGTGGCTGTAGAGAGCCTTGCTAATACAGTTGTAGCTGGTAGTCTGGCTACCATAGATGGTCAGCCTGATGTGCCTAGACCATTGAGATATCTGGTGACAGATGCTAATGATAGCATACAAGGTATGACTACAATAGTAGAAGGTATAGATAAGGATGACCAGGCTTTACAGGAGATATATCACTATACTATAGGTGATGATAAGCTATGGATGGGCAAGAAATACTTCAAGGCTGTGTATAGTGTTGAGTTTGACCAGATAACAGGTAATGGTGCTCCTGATCAGTTTGAGTTGGGTATAGGAGATTATACTGATGTTTGGGTATATCTAGCCAATAGTCCTATCAAGTGGGGGAGTGAGTCTGCCACTGATGATATTAGTGTTGCCATAGTTCGCAATACCGACTTCTACGTAGACTATGCTAATGGTAGAGTAAAGGCTATTAGTGGTGAAGATATATCTGCTTCTGAGGTGTGCACTTTCGCCTACACCAAGAGTCAGATTGGTATTGATATTAGTGGACTGCCTGACCTAATTAGAGTTCAGCGGGTAGAATACCCAGTAGGCAATATGCCCCAGAACTTTGTCCAACATGATACTTTTGGTGAGTGGGTAGTTGTTACTGGTAGTGGTGAGGATGAGGAGCAGCGGCCAATGGCTGAGGATAAGCAGTACAGGATATACTACGATGCTAGACATCAGATGCCAGGAGAGTATTCCCCGAGTACTGCTCCTGCATTCTTGGAAGACACTGTGCTGCTAGCTGCTGGAGCCTATGCACTCTACATCTACGCACTGAAGCAGGAGATGGCAGGGGAGGATAGCATAACACTGGCTGGTACTGCACTCGGTAATGCTACTGGCTCGCACTCTGCATTGGCTATTGCTCTTACTAGCTTAAAGAAGTATCTAGACAACAATAATACTACAGATGCTGCTGGCTTAATGGATGATGTGAATAATGCAGCTGAAGCCTTAAAGGGGCTTATAGAAACTGCCCTAGCTGCTGCTAACGCTTTCTTGGATGTAGTAGCTGATGACCTAACTAGTGCTAATGCTGTAAGAGATAGCTATATAGCTTCTACTGACTATGTAGATGGAGGGACTGAGCCTGACATTAAGACTTATCTGGAATCTGGGGATGCACTGCTAAATACTGTAGCAGTTG